CAGCGTAATCCAAAGCCGTTCGTTCCATTCGGGCACGGTCAGCGGCTGCTTTTTCAGCGTTGTGATAAAAGCGCTGATTTCATTGCTTTTTCGCATCCGCATTTCTATTTCCTTTTCAAGTGTGGTGTAGCGTTCAAGAGCGGCATTATAGCGTTTTTCGATGCGTTCGGTTTCCAGTGCGTAGGCTTCCTGCGACTGGGCAACCGAGGCATTCTTTTTTATGTGTGCCTGCATGAGCTCGGACACGACCGCCATTTCATCCTGTTCCTGTTGCATTTCGGCATCAAGTGCTGTAGTGTCGCAGAGTGTCTGCCGGATAAGCTCACAGTCGGCAAGCACTGTGGAGCGATTGCCCATTAAGTCATTGTAAGCAGTAAGGAAACGTTGTTTGATTTCGTCCTCGGTGTGTGTCGGAGTTTGGCATCTGTTCTCATATTTAAACTTCTGATTGCACTGGAATATCACGCTTCTATATTCATCTGTTGAATGCCAGACCTTTCGGCCGTAGAAACCACCACAGTCTCCGCAGATGAGTTTACTGTGAAAAGCCTTATCGCTGTAAGCTCTGCCCAGCTTTTTGCGCCGCGCCATTTCATCCTGAACCGCTTGAAATTCCTCCGGGGCTATGATGGCTTCGTGTGAACCTTCCACATAATACTGCGGTACCTCGCCGTTATTTATCCGCAGCTCTTTTGTCAAAAAGTCAACTGTAAACCGTTTCTGGAGCAACGCGTCGCCCTTGTATTTCTCATTGGTGAGGATGCTTGATATCGTGGATGCCTGCCATTTCTGCTTTCTTGCCGGACTTAAGACTCCGTGTTCCATAAGGTAGTTTGCAATGCCTTGGGTGGTTTTGCCCTCAAGAAAAAGCTTGTAGATAATTCGAACGGTTTCAGCCTCTTCAGGTACGACCTTCAGCGTGTCATTTTCCCCCTTTTTGAAGCCGAGAAAGTTGGAATAGCCGACACTGACCTTACCGTCCGAGAAACGTTTCCTCTGACCCCATGTGACGTTTTCGGAAATGCTACGGCTTTCTTCTTGTGCTAACGAACTCATAATGGTGAGCAGAAGTTCTCCTTTGCCATCAAAAGTGTAAATATTCTCTTTCTCGAAGAAGCATTCCACTCCTTTTTCTTTTAGCTTTCTGATGGTAACAAGACTATCTACAGTGTTCCTCGCAAATCGGCTGACTGACTTTGTAATAATAAGGTCAATCTTGCCTGCGAGAGCATCAGCTATCATTTTCTTGAAACCGTCTCTGTGTTTTGTGCCGAGTGCCGATATGCCTTCGTCAGTGTAGACTTTAACAAACTCCCAATCGGTGCGGCTTTTAATGTAATCAGTATAGTAATTAACCTGAGCTTCGTAGCTTGTCAATTGCTCATCACTGTCTGTAGAAACACGGGCATAACCTGCCACCCTGCGTTTTGTGAGTGTGTTTGTCGGCAGTGCCGTGAACTTATTTTTCGTTGCTGGAATCGTTGTTACTTTTGCCATTGTTTTTCCTCCTTTGCCTCGTTCTCTCCGCAGCAGCCTGTTTCATTTCCGCAGTCCAACTGTCCCGCCGCGATTTATCCGCCCATATGCGTTCTTCGGTTCTGCCATCATTGAAAACAAATAGTAGGCGATTTTCGCCAGGCACTTCAATGCGCTCAACACACTCGGAAAACACTTTGACATCATATTCAGATAAACCAAGCGTATCGGCACAGACGGTTTTGAGTGTATCTTCGGGTATCTTTTTCCCGTGGCAGTAGATTTTTCCCTGTGTAACATAAAACTCGATCGCAACGTCCTTGACCGAACCGATACTCCAAACGAACTCCCATTCCTGTTCGGCATAAGCGGGCATTTTCCGGGAGTAAACACTGCCCGTGCCGTTATCAACACAAACTGCATAAACAAGGCTCGGCTGTGCTTCTCCCGGAAGCTGTCTGATGGCCACATCACCGAAGTTCGCCGGGATATCTTCATGGATCACCTCGGTGATCAGCGTGTTGATACTTGCTTGTTTCGCAATAACCTGTATTTGGGGTAGGTTGTCGGTTGATGTTCCGTAGAAGCGTTTTAGGAGCTTCTGCTTTAGGTCAAGCGGAACGCTTCTCATACATCCGCCTCCTTTGCGAGGGTGACTTCGGCTTTGAAATACTCCCTTGAAATACGGTCGAAATCAGACAGTTTGGTAATCCTGCCGAGGTACACCTTGCCACCCAAAGTAACCCTCAAAAGCGAAAGCTGGTCTTCGGCAGAGAACAAAGACTGTCTGCCGTCCTCTTTTACATAAACGGTAATATCATACGAAACGGCAGGCTCGCCAAAACGTGAAATCAGTTGCCTGCCGTCTATGGTACGGTGGAGGGTGCGGATAACCTCCTGTTTTTCNNACCCCTTAACTGATTGATGATAATATCCACCACCGAGGTCATTTCGTTTTGGTTGTTTACACCTTCCACCCGGATAACTCCAGTGTGGTTTACGGTACTGTTTGCACTGCCTTTTCCATTTACGGTGGCGTTGACATCAAATTCGGTCGGTATTGCCTTTTGCATATCCTTTTCCACGCCGTTCATAGCATCTAAAAAACCAATTCCTACGCTTCGTCGTCAGGACGCTCCGAATCACCATCACGAAGGGGCGTCTTTAGTGCAGCCATCGGAGGCACGGACTTTCCGTTGCCCTTGAGCTTGGATTCACCTTCATGGTAGGCAGCTTCAATCGCAGCCTTGACCTTTGCGACTGTCTTGGTATCGGACTTCGGGATGATCAGGCTGACCGAGAACTTAGGAGTGCCGCCGTTGATGGACTTTGCCTCCCAGACGTTGGCGTAAGACCAGCGGGTGTCAGGACCAGTGATAACCTTCATCGGGTTGTTTACCTTGTTTGTGTTGTTATTCATAATCGTTTTCCTCCATAAAATCATTTTTGGCTGTGTTCATCGCCGGACGCTTATCGCTCTCCGGGACGAGTGTGGGTTTACCTTGCGGTTTTTCGATATACGCCGCGAGGAGTTCTTCAAAGCGGGATTTGCCGAGCAGCTTCTGCATGGCGGTGACGCCGAGCACCTTGCGCTCGTAAGGGTCAAAGCCAGCGTCGGTGACAGCACCGGCGACCGCTGTTTCGTTTGTGTATTTGCGGTTGGAGCGACCTTCGACCAGTTTCCAGCCGTTCCATTCCTTACCGCTGATAGCCTGTTGCAGTGCGTAGTCCTTGATATCCGATGCCCATGCGATGAAGTCATCAACGCGGGAGAGAATTTCTTCGACCTCCTCATCTGTCATCAGAGGAGGCAGCTTGAAGTCATAGCGGGCAAGCTCCATGTTGCCGTCGGCTCTGGCGCGGCAGTCATGCTTTGCCTTACAGAAACCACACCACTCGCCGCAGAGGAAGTTACCGTCACCGACGAAAGCAAGGTCGGCTGTGGGCTTAAGCACTTCGTCCGCCCAGCGGTAGAGCTCGTCCTTTGATATTTCATAGGTGCTGACATTGTCGCGGCGGGGCTGGTAGATAGTCATGCGTACCGAGTCGATGTCGTAGATGTCGTCGAACAGTTCCAGAGCGCCAAGCGCGTAACACTGCATCTGCGGGTTTTCCTCTGCGCTTACGAGNNGACTCAACCCAGCGGGAGAAGTCTACGCGCTGCTCAATCAAGACGACGGGGTCAGCGCAGGTCTGCTTTGCGGCTTCCACCTGTTCGAGAACATAGGCGGCATAACCGTTGGCACAGTCCGACATTTCTTCGTTGAACCATGTTAGGTTTTCGGTTGGGTCCTGTGCTTCCATGCCCAGCGCCTTGCGGAGCTTATATTCACAAAGCTCGTGAGCGTCGGTGCCTTCGGCGGCGTAGTCCGAGCCTTTATCCTCATAGCTCTCGCAGAGCCGAGCGGAGGGAGGACAGTGAAGCCAGCGCTCAGAAGATGATGCGGATAGTACCGCGTGTCCTTTAAGTGGCATTGTTCAGTTCCTCCGCATCTGCAAGCAGTGCTTTGTAATTAGCGGGGTCAACGCCCGACAGCTTGTCGGTACCGTACTTCTGGAGCAGAGAGCGTATCTGAGCGGTATAGCCCGCACGGGACTTGTTCGCAAGGACGGCTCTGACCGCTTCCAGCGTGAGCGGTGGTTCTTTCAAAGGTGTGGGTGCTTCCGGCGCTTCATCGCCGCTAAACTTCTCCGCCAGCCAATTAGCCGCGTCGCTGATA